CCACTTCCTGTGACTTCTTTCCCAGATCCTCGATAGAGGAGATGTTGGCGTAGGGATTATTCTCGACCTTCGGCTCAAGGGGCTTGTTGTTCTGCTGTTGGGCCATGTAGGCTTCCAACTGCGCTGCCTTCTCCTCGGCCAGCTTTCGCTTAGCCGTAAGTTCAGCAATGCGCTTCAGCAGGCCAGACTTGCCTTTCTGAGCTAGTTCTTGGATGTCGTCATCGGAGAGTTCCGATAGATCGACTTGTGAAGGAACGTCCTTGCCCGAAGAGGTGGACTCAACCGGAGCTTGGTCGTTGCTCGCCTGCTCCTGCTGCTCCTCCTCCGCTGGCGCGGATTGGCTGATGGTTTCTGGTCGGCTGGCGGGGTTTAGTGCCCCATCCGGCTTTCCCTTCAACTCACCTAGACGGCGAACCGCGTATTGGCTCGCTGTCAGATTAGACTTTTCTGAGACCACCGCTTGTTTAGCGTCCCCGGCGACGGACGTAGCTTCATCGGACATTGTTGGTTTTCCGCGTTTTAACGCCTCGCGTTGGCGATAGTGGGAATATACCATGCTTTGTAAAAGACCCACTTTGAGCTAACAGAGAAAATTGCAGGCCATGTCGAATAGGCTTGACATGACCAAAAAATCCCCCTCACACTCCCCCTTTCTTTTAGGGGTTTCTTTTATTTCACGTTTAGTCTGTCGCGGTTTTCAGAGCGACACAGCAAACAACGGCCCCTTTAAGAAAAAGGGGCTACGTTACCCTCTACGAGAAATGATGCGATCATACCCACCCATCTGAAGGATGTCGTCGCATTGGAGGATTCGACCGCTAATCTGCTGAATGCGGTCGGAGGATACGTCGTGTAGCTGCTGAATCAGCGATTCGCGGATGGCATACACCCCTTGAAGGAAGTCGATGTACGCATCTTGGTGGATAAGGCTGTCCAAGTTGTCTGGTTTTTGCATTAGTAGCTAGGAGTTTGCTGCATATTCTGCGTATTGGTCTCGCCCATCGCGGCTGGAGCCGTACCGATGCGACCAATCTGGGCGTTCTGAGCCTGCGTAAGCTGGAATTGGTACTGCTGGGCGTACTTTTGGAAGCGAGCTTGAAAGGCTTTGTCGTTTTGCAGACGATTATTTACGTCAGACTGCTGAACATACGACTGAATCACTTGCATTGCGATTTGCGCACCGTTCGGGCGTGCGCCAACCTCGATGCCTGCGTAAATCTTGGATAGGTCGTCCGTAACTTGCTTCGTGATTTGGTCTGCCGCTTGCCCAGCAGGACGTAGAATGGAGTCAGCAACAACCGGATTGATGGCGGCTGCGGCCAATTCGAGAAGCATATCCACGTCCATGCGCCCATTCCGGTCCAACTGAAGTAGCGTAGAAAACTGAGTAATCTGTGCTTCGACATTATCGGGATCGGTTTGCATCACATCGTAATTGATGATGATGTCAAAGTTTTCATTCGGGTCGCCCTTGCTATAACGCTGGGGATCAGAGACACCTGTAACACGGAAAAACACCTGATCTGGGCCAAACCGCTGATAACACTTGTACGCAAGGCGTAGCACGTCGCGGACGTGCGTAAGAAACTTGTCTACGAAATATTGCTGCTGCACGCCAGATAGCGGATTGTTGATGTCGAGGCCAAGGATCTTGTCAGCCTGCTCAAGCTGTGTGCGCTCCATTTCCACGCTGCCGGGATTGTACGGAGGCGTAGGGCCAAACTGGAACTCGCCAGCGCGGCGGTAAGGGATATAGCGTCCCGGTCCCCAATCGGACGGAGCGTTACCCACCGGATGCATAATCGGCGGCATCGTCGCCAAGCTATTACGGTCGGTGCGACTATCGCGCTCGGTCTTCACTTGCCATTGAATGCCCTTAAGCATTTCCGGCACAGACTGAATATCGTAGAGACGCTTGTTGTCCTCGGACAACTTGGTGACGACAAACGGATAGTCCTCGTATCCGTTCATCAGTTCAAACTTTGCGTGATCTGGAACTTCCTGCTTGCCAAACACCTCGCGATGAAACACCGTGCAGTAGATCCCCTCCGAGTTGTCCTCTTCGTCAATCAGTCGCTGATAGCCATAGATGACCTCATACAACTCCGACGCATCGTACGTCACGGTGGTGTAAGTGAACTGATTGCGCCGTTCAAGTCGGAGGGGGTCTCCTGCCTCTTTGCAGTTCTCGATAACGTACTCCACCCAATCCTTGTCCCAGCCTTCGCTGCTAATCTTGTTCCGCAATTCCTGCGCGGTCATTAGCACACGCCAGAAGCAATACGGGGCACGCTGGGGATCGGTGGCATAGGCAGGGAACAAAACATCGCCATCCGGCGCAACGGCCTGCACCCAAGGGCGATCAACGCTGCGGCGAACCACCGGGAACTCGGCGCGGCCAGTTTTGCGTAGGTCATTAAGGATACGCTTGGCCTTCTTCTCAGGAATGCCGTTAAACTGGGCTTGAAGCAGCGCAACCATCTGCGAGTCGTTTTGCTTTTCCAGAATCATCTTCACGATGTCTGGGCTGATAGCCATCAACTGATCGAGCGTCAGCGTCTGCTTGAACGTGCGGTCTTCCCGCTGCCAGCCAACGTAGGTGACAACAAGCCCACGCTCCAACAGGTAGTTGGCCCCAAGCTCCATCTGCCGCTTAAAGCCGGGGATGTACGAAGCCACCATCCACTTGAGGAACGCACTCACCGTGCGAGCGCGACCAAGGTCTCCACTCTCCACGGGGTAGGCGCGGATGTTGGCGCGAACCATGGCCGACATGAACAGGGCGATGTAGCGATTGACACGCTCGTTAATGACGTGGGCCTCGTTGTCCGCAGCACCATCCCACGGGAAAGCATCCGGCCCATGCTTACGAAGATCGTCCGACTTCCCCGGCCAGATGTTGCGGCGATAGTCATAGCTGTCGCGGCATTGGTCGAAGTAGAACTCTAGGTCATTCGCCGTGCGGTCGAACGCATCGACAAGGGCTTTGACGTTCGGGGTATTCTGAACGTAGGTCAGGGCTTCAGCGTTATCTTCGTTTGTCATTTCAGAATAGTTCGGAGGTGAGTTACAATCCGCTTAGCCGCATTACGGTCGAGTCCGGTTTTGTCGGAGAGAGCAGTTGGTTCGATGGGTTGATACTGGGCGTGTAGAGTGCGATGCAATATCTCAAACCCAAGCAGACGGTCCACTTGCTCGCTCAGCCACTCGCGATTAGATGTTGGGTCATCCTCGGAGTTCTGCATGACGGTAAGTAGTTGATCCGCTTGCGTCTGTGATTGCATCAATGACGATGCGCTTGCCAATAAGTTTACCACGGTATTTGCGCCCGATCTTCACCGGGATCTTCCCGTCCTTATGCTCCAGCTTCACCATCACCCAGTCGGGGTTCTTAGCTGGGTGCAGCACCACGCCGTTCAACTTGTCCGGCACAGCCAGCGGGATCTCTAGCGCAAGCTCCACCTCGGCCACACCCTCTGGCGTGAAGTAGGTGTTCTTGCCATAGCCCGTATAGTGCTGGCCCTTGGTGAGCTTGCTGTTCTTGATAGCCAGCAAATCGTTGACGGTCTTGCCCAGCTTGTCGGCCAGAGCGATGATGGGTGTATTGATCTGTTCCATTAGTAGCCTCCTGTAGTTCTGCGAGTCTTGTTAAACGCCTTGTCGTCAACGTAGCGGATGCCGTCAATCGCGGCATACCGCAGCACGTCGATAGGATCTTTGTGCGCCTCATCCGGCCCACCATCCGCCGTATACTCCTGTAGTGCAGCGATGATGTTCTGGCAGCGATCAGAAACGTAGAAGTGAGGACGATTGACGCTATCCATCGGAGCCTTGCGGTTGTAGGCCATCTTGGTCTGCAACGCCTGTAGGCCATCCTCGATGTCCAGGCCGGGGGCAGGGATGAACGTCAGCCCCGCATCGGCCAAATCCTCTATGATGGACGAAGCTCCGTTCTGCGTCTGGTACTTGGCCGCACCCAGCCGAGGGTCAATTAGCCGCTCAAAGATGGTTTCCCCCTCTTCCATATTGCCGATAAGCTCTACATAGTCCTTGATGCCATAGCCCAAGCCCTTGGACCCCTCGCCCCCAATCCACTTACCCCCATGCCATTTAGCCCAATCTCCCACGTTTACGTCGGGCCATTCTCTATAGACCCAAAACGTTCCGGCTTCATCAACGCCGATCCAAGCCATGAACCAGTTCTTTCGTCCTGCCGGATCGAGGATCATGTAGCGCGTGAGTCCCTTGGTGGGGATGGACTCATGCTTAACGACATTAACCTCTATCGAGAAGTTGGGGAACTGCGTACTCTTGCTCTTCGTCGGAACACCGTAGGCACGGCATAGAATCTCGTCCTCAGGACGGTTCTTCAGATCCTCGGCAATACGCTCATATCCGCCGAAGGGATTGTCGCAGGAGTGGAAGTAGATGATGCCTGCATTCCGGTTCTTGCTTTCTTGCAGGAACGGCACCTTCCGATTGTTAAGTAGCTCAGCGTTCTTCCACGTCAGCGTCTTGGCACCCTCCAGATAGTCGCGCACTACCTCCGTGTACCCATCAATAGGGGTGAACGTCACAATCATCTTGGCATTGCGCGTAGCCAGACGGAAGCGCAACGTGTTCAACAACTCAGGGCCAATTAGGTACTCGTCGCACCATGTACCAATATTGAGCCACTTGGCCTTCCTACTACCCAACTCCGCGCCCTCAAGGATGGTGTCGTTGTTCAAGTACTGGGCGTAGGTCTTGAAGATGATGTGGCTCTTGCTCCCCGGCAGGATGAGGCTCGACTTGCTAAAGCCATTCTTTCGCGTGTAGGAGACATTCTCCTCAGTACCAAGAGTTTTGCGCTTAAGCTCCTCGGGAAGCGCATCGTAGATCGCGGACTGCTGCTGTCTGATGGAAACGTCAGCATTTTGGGCGAAGCACATTATAACGGACCCCTCGTTCTCAATCGCTGCCTTCACCACCGCATGAGCAGCCCAACTCGTTTTGGACGAACGATTTCCGCCGCTAACAAGAATCTCATTCTTCTTAGCCAGTAGTTCTTCCGCCTCCATCCAATTCGCTAGCTTAAAGCCATACCGATAGGGATCACGCTCAGCGTTCTCAATGGCCTCATGGAATAGCTCCCACAGTTGGACCAACTGCTTGGGGTCCATCCGCGCCATCTCCTCAATCGTAGGAGGCGTCAGTATTGGGTGCTGCTTCCAGACTAGGGACATATACCACCTTAATCCTGACCTCGGGACTCCACCACGCTATTGTCCCCTCCTTCGTCATCGTCGCCGTCCACTTCAACGACGGACTCCACTCGCTCAACAGGGGTTGTGAGTACTGTAATGGTGTCATTCCGTAAAGCCGCCCTAGCCTCTTCAATAGCCTTCATGGCATCAGCAAGCGACGGCTTCCCCGTCCTATGCTCCACCACCACCTTCTGCTCCCCAAGAGCCTGCAAGCCCTTGTCCACGCTAATGCCATAGCTTAGCGTTAAATCCTTAAGCGGCGTCTTCATCAACGCCTCATCATCCTCCATCAACATCTCTGTCTTCTTCGCCACCAACGCCCTCATCCTCTCCGCCATCTCAAAGCCATCTAACGCAAGCTCCTTGCGCCTCACCTCCAAAGCACGCTCATGCCGCGCCCTCAAAGCCGACAACGCCACAAACCCTATACCTGTAGTAGCCATCACCTTCGCATACGTCTCCCCATTAGCCAGCATATCCAAGGCTAACGCCGCCTCCTTAGGCTTCCTTTTCTCAATATAGCGGTGATTGAGGTTGGCTTGCGCCTCCCCCACACTCTCCACAATTGCTTTGGACTTCCTCCCCATGCAAACGTTCTACAGGTGGTATTAGGTAGTCGTCAAGTGCCTATTTGCAAATTTTTTTAAGGTGGCAATCGGACCTATCAATATGCGACAGCGTAGCCGTGTGTTGACCCCCGCCCCCCCTATACGCGCACGCATACGCGCACGCGCAGGCGCACGCACGCGCATGACACGCGCACACGGGCGCATAACGCACGCACACACGCGCACGCGTTTGGAATAGACGCACGCGAGGGTGGGGTAAAGGATTGCACAAGGTCTGCACGAGGATTGCACAAGGATTGCAAGGTTGTTGCCTATGGCATTGGCTCACTCTTGCCAAGGCATTGCTTGTTCAAGTTGGGTGTCTTTGTGTCTTGGTTGCTTGCGCCAATATATGGCTTTTGCGCCCTGGGCGAAAAGCGGACATTCTGGGGGCTAGGCTAGGGGTAGCTTGGGCTTGGGCTTCCTGTGGCTTCTGGGGGCGTTCCTTGCCCTTACTTAGGGCTTAGGCGAGGGGCTAGTGACGGGGGCTATTTCGGGTGCGCGGAGTGCTTGGTTTTGCGTAGTGTTTCGCTCACTACCGGAAGTTTTTTTCAGAGGTAAAATGACGATTTATTGAGATTTTTCTCGCTACTCAATCCCGAGTGTGCATCGTGGTGAATGTCGAAGGCAACTTCGATGCTCTTTCACAGTCCATCCCATCACCGGGGGATTATCCGGTGACGGTTGCAGGCGAGGGGGGATTCCCCTTCGCTTGTGCGAGCGACAAGAGGCGAAGTCCTACCTTACCAGCCACACGAACGGCGGTTCGGCGTTAGTCTACGGGCTAGCGTTAATGCTAAGGGATGGGGGCGAGCCTTCACGGCGACGGCTTTTGCAACCGATGGGACGTGTTCCCGACTTGCTTTTAGTGCAAGTTATTGGCTTGGCAAGCTAGTAACGGCAAGTGATTAGCACTCTTTCGGCTTAGTATCTGCACTAGTCGATAGTATGCGTTAGCAGAGCTTTTCAAACCGTTAACAATTAACCCCGACAGGCTGTCCCCCGTTAAAAGGACGTAGTCGGGCTTCCCTTGCAAATCAGTGGCCTCATCGTGGCGCAAGGGTTAAACGCCAATCAATGGCGGCCAATACTGATAAAACCACAGAAAGATATACAAATGCAACTGGTACTCACTAATGATGCAATCGTTCAGCGCGTAAATCACGGCAACTCGTTTACCCGTGAGGAGGTTCTGGCCTATCGTGAGCAAATCAAAGCCGCTCGTTTGCAGAAGAAAGCCAACCTTGCTGCCTTGGATAGTTCGGGAATTCTGGCAGCGGTGGCTAAGGCTCAAGGCGAAGGCTTTGTTCTCACCGACACTAAGTCGGTTGAGGGCAAGCGCATGGAAAAGTGGAGTTTGGTGTTCACCCGCAAGGCTGAGCAAACCGAGGCGCAGCGCATCGAAGCGCAGATTGCCAAACTGCAAGCCAAGCTCAACCGGATCGCCTAATCATGATCGCTGACACTCCAGAGAAGATTGCAGCCTACCAATTGCTAGTGCTCAAATCCATGCTCAAACTCGAAAGTTTGGGCATGAAGCACTCAATGGGATCGGTTGCGCCGACCGTGCGTCAGTTTATCGGCAGCAAGACACGAGACAAGAAAGCGTTGCTTGCTGAATATGTCAACTTTCTGAAAAGCGAAGGTCTATTGGAATGAAAACAAAGATCGTTGTCCGCTTGCAATCTGCATACGGAAACAAGCCTCTTGTTTATCCAGTATGCGAAACCGCGAAGAAACTCGCTGCACTTATCGGAACTGTCACCTTCACAGCGAAGGCAGTTAGTCAACTGAAAGACCTTGGTTACGAATTTGAGGTTCAGCAGCAAACCATATGAACCTTACTGCCCTATTCCTCGCCATTGTCGCCGTCGAATCCGGCGGCAATGTAAACGCAATCGGTGATAACGGCAAAGCCGTAGGCCCAGCGCAAATCTGGGAAATCACGGTGAGAGATGTCAACCGCATCGCCGGAACGCGCTATACGCTAAACGATAGGCGCGACCTAACCAAGTCTGCTGAAATGTTCCGAATCTATACGGACCACTATGGCAGGAAGTACGGTTGGCCTGTGACAGACGAGGTTAGGGCGAAAGTGTGGAACGGTGGACCTAATGGTCCAAAGAAGTCCGCAACATCAACTTATTGGCGGAAAGTCTCTGCCAAGCTCAAACGATAGGATAAACCCATGAACACAGATACACAGACACAGAACACCGAGCGTCGAACTTTGGCGGCTCGTATCATCAATGCACTCGCTGACGAGATTCTGCTACGGATCGATATTCGCACCAACGGAACACTTATCGGCCTAAACGATCGCATCGCCAAACTTGAGGCTGAAGTTGGCAAAAGCCCCGGTTTCGATCACTTGGATAACTTCGTGAGTCTCATCAAATTCAGCGACTTGTACAGTCAAGTGGTCGATATCGAAGGCAAGATTGAGGATATCGAGTACAAGATTCGCGATCTTGAGGACGAAAAGGTTAGCTCAGACGATCTTGAGGACACCGTGCGCGACGCTGTAGAGATGGCACAATCTCGTCAGGATGCTGAGTCCATCGTTCGCGATGGTCTCAAAGCAATCATCGATGGAAAGATCTAACATGAATACTTACGTTGTACTAATGCCGTCTGCAATCTCTGATCGGCTTTGCCTGTTAGGTGAAGGCCCAACTGCTGACGCTGCAATGTCTGACGCCTATGGCCCAAAGCCTTGGCCCAAGTCTAGCAAGCGAGCTATCGTTCGCCTCGTCACAGAGGAAGAACTTGACGACTTTAAAACCGCACGCGCAAACGCCTAAACATTCTAGCCATGAGAAACATACACGAAATCGCTAGTGAGATTGAACAGAAGTGGACGCCCAAAGTTCATCCTTGGGCGCGGCCATATCTCGACGCTATGTCAACGCTCGAAAGCGTTAACGATAGCTATGGATGCGACGATGCTCGCTCCATCATCAACTATTTCCTCAGCAATGCCACGATGTGGCGTGGTGAGGATGCTCGTAGGCTCAAGAAAGAACTGAAAGACATCATCAATGAAACTCCTATCAGTCGGGTCAGATAGCAAGACCACCAAGGGCGAGAGCTTTGGCTGGCGCACAGCCATCCTCTACCTTGCTCCTCACAAAGTTGCCCAGCGTGGCAACGTTTGTTCTCACGCATCGCGGGGCTGCATCTCGTCATGCCTTTACACAGCAGGACGTGGCGCATTCAGCAACGTGCAGCGTTCACGTATCAGCAAGACTCAATACTTCTTCGATGACCCAGCGGGTTTCCGCAAGCAACTCATCGAGGAGATCGAGGAGTTTGTCTGGCGCACAAACCATCACGGCATGGCTGCTTGCATTCGTCTCAATGGTACGTCTGACATTCCTTGGGAAGGGTTGCAAATTATGCAACAGTTCCCCAAGGACATCATGTTCTACGATTATACGAAGAACCGTCATCGCGCCTTGCGTTTCGCTCGCGGCGAACTTCCGCCAAACTACCATCTAACCTTCAGCCGATCAGAGTGTAACGAGCTTGACGCTCTCAAGGTGTTGGAAGCTGGTGGCAATATTGCAGCCGTGTTCTCTGGTGATCTGCCTGACACTTGGTACGGCTACAACGTGATCAATGGTGACCTTTCAGACTTGCGATTCCTCGATCCTCGCGGCTGTGTCGTCGGCCTCAAGGCCAAGGGCGCAGCCAAGCGAGACACCTCAGGCTTTGTCATCCCCGTATAACTATGAGCTACTCATCAATCTCATCTTGCGTGCGCTTCGCAGAGCGTATGCACGAACGCATCGAGAAGATGCAGCAAGAAGAGGCTAAGCTGACAGCGTCAGCGGACAAGCGGACCCGTGCGCCGATCCTTACCAAGACCCGTCGAAGCTCAGGCTTTGGCAAGGGTATGGTGAGACGGGATAAGTGGAAGCCGGGGATGCCGCGCATCACTCAAGAGGCTTGCGCGGTCGTGCATGAATACGCACTAGCTCGGGCCGCAAGCACGGGCTACGTCGGACGCAAGAGCTACTCCGCACGCGCTGGCATCAGCACAGCCACGCTCAACCGTTGCGCGAATGAAATACTTTCGGGCGAGATTTATCTTGACCCTGTGGATGGAGTCTGGAAAGTGAAAAACGTTCAGAGTTAACAGGGAAACGAGCCGCCGTCCTATCGGACAAGCACACGGGTGCAAGTGGCCTACTGCGTAGGTCTAGGTGGTTATCCTGTTATCCAATAAAGAAATAAAACACAATGAAAGAAGAACTGATTAAATTCTACGCGGCTGTTAAAGCCGCTTTCCCGAAAGCCAGAAACTACTCGGTGTCAATTGGTATTAATGACTATGCTGGCATACCGGAGGTGAATTATCACGCCTCGCTGTACGTTGGCGAAGGCGCTGTCGTTTACCTCTCAGCCGTTGGCAAGGCTTCGGTTGGCGAGGCGATTGATGGCCTCGGGAAGGAACTAGTTAAGCACGACTTGGAGGAGAAGTTTCGCCGTGAGTTCAACGAGAGGTACGCGCAAGCTATCACCTCGGAGGTGCTGCCATGAATATGTACTACGACGACGGAGGATCTGCGTTTCCCTGGCCGCCTGTAGGGACTGGAGATCCACGCGACGGCATGGCTGGAGGCAGTTCCGGCATGAGCCTCCGCGACTACTTCGCGGCGGCTGCGCTTGACGCCTACCTTGCGGGTCGAAACATTGACCAGCGTGACAGTTTTCCGGCTGGAGTCGCTTCCATTTGCTACAGTTACGCCGACGCCATGCTAGCCGAGCGGTCTAAGCGGAATGGAGGTTCGTCATGAGCCGCCCCATCGACCGACTCTACCTCACCGAAGCCTGTCCCGAACCGTTACGCGACGACCTTCTAGCGATGCTTGATGAAATCATCGACATGCGGCGCACGATTGAGGACCAAGCGGAGCTAATCCACGAGCTGGCGAAGGTGCTCAAGGAACAGGAAATACTCACGACCGATGAATGCGAAGTTTTCGAACCCACCCGCGACGAAGGAGGTGCGGCATGAGCATCAACATCGAAGACGCTCGCTCAATTGTGCACGAACTTAGCGCGATGGCTACATTCGCTAGAGGGAGCCGATCCCCATCTGAGCAGTACGAGGAGGTGATGCTTCGCCGCCGGGAGCTACTCAACTTCATCGACCATCAGCACGAGTTGCTGCATGGTAGACGCGACCCACTCCTTGACGATCCACACCCATGATGAACGGACTCTGGATCAGTAGTCAACTGCTTGCCAAGGACATCAGCCATGCCGAGCGCATGGTGCTGGCGTTCATCGCAGGTTTTCCCGACGGCTATTTCGGTAGCGACAAGTACATTGCAGACTGTTTGCACATGAACCAACGCACCGTCGAGCGCGTCGTCTCTTCCCTGTACAAGTCTAATCTCCTTGTCCGCAGGGGTAATAAGCGTTTCTGCGTATCGTAACTACGCAAGAACGCGAGCATATGGTATAGAGATGATAGTAATACAAAGTAATAAGTAGTTCTAGTCTTTGTCAGCATACATAACGCACATGAATAACATCCTGTCAGTACAGCCGGGGGAATACATCAAAGGTGGAGTCACCGCTGATGTCGTGAACGCTAAGGCGATCACTACGAAGTCGGGTAAGACCATCTTCAAAGCAACCCTCCGTGACGGTCAGCACACGGTCGAAGCCACTTCTTTTGGCAAGACCTTTGAGCATATCAACGGACGTCGGGCCACCTTTAGTGGCCCCGGCATGAAACGTGGAGACGACTACAACGGCAAGGCTTGTGTGGTCTTTGGGGATAAGGTGGTTTTTAAGGCCGTTGAGGGGGCTACCCCTACCGAGACTGCCCCTCAGCCAGAAGAACCCCGTAAAAGCGATTCTAGGCCCACTCCTGCGCCCTCCCGCATCGAGGGCGTGACGGTGGGAATGGCGATCAACAAGGCGGTTGATGCATTGATTGCCGAGGGGGCTGGCACCGCGACCAGTCTAGTCACAGAAGCTAACGTCTGGCGATTGGCATCAGATTTGATTCGCGTTGCCCAGCGTCTGCAGGCCGGGGACTTGCACACCATTGAAAAGCAAGACAGCGAGGAGGCTCCGTTCTAATGCAAGACCAAGATAAGTATTATGTCTACGGCCTGTGGTTTGGCTTGGTGCTCAGAGTGGCCGCAGTAGTTGGCCTCACGGCAGTCATCTTCCTAGCACTCCTAGCACTCATCAAATACATCGCAAACTGATGCACGCCTACACCTTAGCGGGAGAACCCCGCCACTACCAAGAAACCAAGAAGGGGGCTAAGAATCCCACGCGCCCAACCACCATCAAGGACATCAAGGAGCAGAAGCTGTTGCCTAGTGTAACCGACATCTGCAAGATGCTATCTGCTCCCGGCCTTGAGGAGTACAAGATTGGTCAGGTGATTCAAGCCTGCTTTGAGGACACGCCTTCAGCCGGGGAGGATATGCTGCAATACAAGCGGCGCATCCAAGAGAAAGCTGGGCAAGATGCGGCTGGTGCTGCCGACCTTGGCACGCTCATCCACAACAGCCTAGAGACCTATTACGCACGCCATGACCAATGGGAGGGTACGGTGAAGGTAGCTATGCCCGATGGCCGCGAAATCCCAATTCGTGAGTTTGTCCTTCCAGCCGTGATCGAGGTGGGCAAGCTGGGTATTGCGGAGGAGGTTTGCGAGTCTGTCGTCGTCAATCCTGAGCTTGGTTATGCCGGAACTGTTGACCTTTATGGCAACCGTACCGCCGACCCATCTGGCAACAAGCAGCTGGTGGTGGTGGATTTCAAGAGCAAGCGCACCAAGCCGGGGGTTGTTGTTGAGCCTATCGAAACCCATCCCATTCAGATCGCTGCTTACGTTGGTGCATTGACCCCTCCGTGGTCGATGTATTTCAACGCAGAGGGCTACAACATCTACATCAGCACTACCGAGATTGGTCGTGTCGATGTAGTGCATTACGATACGGAAACGATTAGTCGGAGTCAGCGAATCTTTGAACATTTGCTTGCTCTTTGGCGTTGGCGTTATTTCGATCCACGTCAGGTTTGATTCCATCGGGGGGAGCGCATCCGAACAACGCTCACCAAAAACATATGAAGACAGATACACCGATTGAGACACGTTACACGCATGACTTCCCGAGCCACTATCGGGCGGTCATTCACAAGTTGGAGACAGAACTTGCCGTTGCGCGGCACGCACTCAGCCAGATTGCTGACACCTACCTTGAGGTGGATGACGGCGCGGCTGCTCATCGCATGAGGTCCATCGCTCGCGCACGCTTTGACAACCATGACGAAGGGGGTGCGCTGTGAGTGATACGCCAAGGACGGATAAACAGGTGGAGTTGCACCGATTTGGACCCCGTCCGCTTAAGCTAGACGGACCTTTTGCTGACTTCGCTCGCGAGCTTGAGCGGGAAAACGCCGCGCTGCGGCGTTTGGCGGCGCATCGCGCTGTGGTCATCGAGCACCAAATGATGACGACTTCGTCGTACCAAATAACCCGCTTCACCGACGAAGACGAGAGTATCTGGGACGAGCGCGTTCAGCGATTTATGGACGCGGATCGTGCGATTATCAACGCCGCACGCGCCGAGGCGTTCTTGCGAACGATTGGCAAGTGGGAGGAGGCGAAATGACATGGATATTGCCCAAGCAATTACACACGTTAGCCTCTGCGCTGGATACGGAGGCATTGATCTCGGACTTAAACGAGCAATCTCAAATCTGCGGACAGTCGCTTTTAGCGAGATCGAAGGTTTTGCCGTCGCGAACCTGGTTGCGAAAATGGAAGCGGGACGGCTGGACCCAGCACCTATCTGGTCGGATCTTAAAACCTTCCCTTGGGCCGAGTTTCGTGACCGCGTGGACGTCCTATCTGGAGGCTATCCGTGCCAGCCATTCAGCAGCGCAGGAAAGCGGAGAGGCAAAGAAGACCCAAGGCACTTGTGGCCGTGGATCGCAGACGGAATTCGAGCTATGCGGCCACGAATCTGCTTCTTCGAGAACGTCGAGGGACACATCAGCCTCGGACTGCGAGAAGTCGTTGAAGAACTGGCAAGCATTGGTTACGCGACGACGTGGGGAATATTCAGCGCGGCTGAAGTTGGCGCACCGCATCAGCGAAAGCGAGTTTTCATCTTGGCCTACGGCGGCAGCGCGGGATTTTCGCGATACGGGGGATTTGAGCAAATCGGACTATCGAAAGGATGGCAAACTACGGAGGGATGTACTACCCAGGGCTGTGGATTTGGATCGGAGAGGGTATTTTGGCCTAGTCGTCCCGGACAACCACAATACAAATGGGAGCCGCCTAGGGTCATTGAACCCGCGCTGGGTAGAGACATTGATGGGCCTCCCGGTGGGCTGGGTTATGCCGAGTTGTGCCGCTCCTGCGACAATCGCACCGACGAACTGCGGCTCCTCGGAAACGGAGTCGTCCCCGCCACCGCTGAACGAGCGTTCAAAACTTTAATTAAAGACCTAGAATGAACCACGAACAAGTGTTTATCGGCTCCTGCCTATTGGAGCCTACCCTCATCGACGCCGCTGTAGGTCAGGGGCTGAAGGCTGATGCGTTCACTAGCAACGACCGCAAAGCCATCTGGCTCCAGCTATTGGAGAACCGCACCAACTCCCGGCTGACGGATATGCAGAGCATCTTCCTTGAGATGGGCAATGCTTGCCCAGCCGAGGAACTGCTTGCCTGCGAATCTAGTGCGCCCACCCAGACGCACGGCAAGAAGGCTCTCAAAGCTACGTTAGAGGCTGCCATCATCAGCGACCTACGCCCTGCCCTGCGGGATGCGCTGTCGATGATTGATGACAAGGAGAGCTACACCAAGATCAAGGAAGCCATCGAAGGACTACCCAACCACCTCAAGCCGGAAGAACGGACAGAGGTTAGCCTTCCCGAGACTGTGGACGAGGCTATGTCGTGGATTGCTGGACAGATTGGCGGCAACACAGCCAATGAGAAGGTGGTGGTCACAGGTTTGCCGCGCTTCGACGACTCAGCCGGGGCGATTGGGATGCATGAGTATGTCATCGTTGGTGCTCGTACCTCTACGGGCAAGTCGTCCTTCATGACGCAATTGGCCGCGCACAACCTCTACCGTGGGCTGCGTGTAGCCTACTTCACGCTGGAGACATCGGCCAAGGCCGTGCTGCTACAGATGGGGGCACAACGTGCCGGGGTCAATCTTCGTAGGCTCTCGATGGAGTTTACGAACAAGCAGGAGATGCTGAAGAAGGAGATCGAGAAGCTGCGTAATATGCCGCTGCTGGTGTACGAGCGAGACCTGTCGCTCGACCAGATTGAGGCTCGTTGCCGTCTGCTAGCTTCAACATGGAAGCCCGACCTCGTCATCATCGACTACCTCGGACTCATCAAGGTGAATGCAGACGGTGCGTACGAGCGGATGACCAAGCTCTCCAAGAGCATGATCCCGCTGAAGAAAGCACTAGGCTGCACCCTAATCGTCGCGGCCCAGCTTAATCGTGGCAACGAACGGGAGGACCGTCCACCTAGTCGCACAGACTTCCGCGACACAGGCTCCATTGAAGAGGACGCCCACCGTGTCTTGGCCCTGCACCGCCCTAGCAAAGACGACTCAGGCCAGCTACAGGGCTACGACCGGACGGAGTACCTTCAAGAACTGTACCAGCTCAAGAACCGCGATGGTAGTCTGGCTCAAACCAGATTGACATTCTTCGCACCACACACCAAGTTTTCCGAGAGGACATAAAAACATGAATGAAACTGAACTGCTAGCCATGTACCGTTACAACGCTTCGTTGCGTAAACAACTGGACGATGCCGAGATCCGAGAGATGGAACTCAAGTCTCGCATTGAACAGGTCTTGAATTACATCTATCGTCAGGGCGACACTAGTCTAACCCGTGGACAGGTAGACGAAATTATCTGCCGCCTTAACGGAGAATGAAACGCACTCCTCTCAAACGGGTGAGCAGCAAGCGCAGCAAAGAGCTACGGGAATACGCAAAGCTCCGTAAAGCCTACCTTGAGGCTCACCCCTACTGCGAGGTGTACATGGCTGAACTCGGCGTTAAATACAACGGAAAGCCACTCGATATGCCCTTAGCGACGGACATACACCATCGCAAGGGCCGTTGGGGAGGCCGACTAAACGACACAGAATACTGGCTCGCCGTATGCCGAGCCTCACATGACAGAATCCACAGATACCCCCAATGGGCATACGAGCGGGGTTATATGCTTCCACGATGAACACTATTCAAGACAACTACCTTCGCATCCTTGCCGCTGGTCAGGACGATGTCCTTGCCTCCCTTGAAACCGGGAACCCCAAGGACTTCTTCGCTGCCCTTGAGCGGCACAAGGCTCTCACCGAGAGCGTCAAAAACGGAGTCGATGCCTACATGCATCTTACCTATGAGAATGACGGTTCGGGAATTTGATATAGGAACCTACATCGTTTCCTCCGAGACAGTCGACCAGAAAGAATATCTGGTGGACATTAATGCTTATGCAGGCAACGGAGAGTGTAGCTGTGAAGACTTCACCTACAACAAACGAAAGATCATTGAGGCAACTGGAGTCATTGTAAAATACCGAGAGCCGGAAACCACACGTTGCAAACATATCCATGAGTGTTTAACAGAGTTTGCCGACACCGTATTGAACCGAGTACACGGACGTGCCTAATGTACCTAGGAGTTATCCTCTCCCTTTGCCTAGTTGTTCCACTAGTTGTTGAACTAGTGTGGAGGCTTATGGAGTAATGCCTAAGCCGCCAAAGACTCGATGCTCAGGCACATGGACTGAGGCTCGCTATTGGGGCTTCATCCGCTCTGCCCTGCGCCGAGCCTTTACCCGCTACCCCGTCAACTACCACGTTCGCAACGCAGCTAAACGCCCCTACAAGGGACCGAATAAGCTACAGAAGAACGAGTTCCAATGCGGTGTGTGCAAGGAGTGGTTCATTCAGAAGGCCACCCAAGTACATCACCTTGTAGAATGTGGCTCCCTCAAGAGCTACGCAGACCTCCCCGGCTTCGCAGAACGCCTGTTCTGCGAGGCTGACAATTTGCAGGTCGTCTGCAAGACCTGTCATAGTAGAATAACACATACAACAGATGCTAAACCTAAACGACAAGGAAGACCAAAAGCGAGCCGAGTGGATGGAAAAGCACGTCAATGTCATTGATATGTACATTGGCGAACCTTATCTGGACAAGCCAATGGGTGACCCTACAGCCAAGTTGCTTTACAAGATCCACTACACCTACGATAATCAGAATCATACAATCGTGTGCGATCATTCGTCGATAAGGGACGCTGTTGATCGTGCCATGGAAGTTACGGAAGGGGGTACGACGTGAGCGCACGATTACCGGATTTCCCGAACTCTAGAGATTGGCGCCTTGCTGAGCTTGAGCGAGAGGCCGCAGAACGGCGCATCGGTGAACTTGAACGCGAGATTGCCGAACTGAAAAAGGACAAGGAACGGCTTTGGGTTAACCTAAATGGCCTTGTGAAAGACACGCTCACGGAAACCTTTAGTCTCGCGCACGCCGCAATAAAAGGCGCCAAGCAAGGAGGTGCGACGTGAGCCGCTTCGATATCAGTTTCGCTCTGGCGTTGGCCCGCGTTTTTGTATTCGTGGCATCTGTGCTCGCTTTTGTCGTAAGTGTTTGGGCTGGCTACAAGATTTCCCGCAAGTACACCGATTCGACGCCGAAAGAGGAGGTGCGTCGTGAGTACGTCCGATAAAACGCAGAATGAACTTTTGCCATGCCCGTTTTGCGATGGCAAACATCTAGCAACGCATCCAAAGATGGTGAATATGTGGCCGTCTATATCAAGACCAGCCCTAGAACAACTGACCGAAGAATTCAAGGGAGGATGGAGAGTTTGCTGTTATGGGTGCGGTGTTAGTACTTGGAACAATCTTAGATACTCACGAGAGGAGGCAGTCGTTGCTTGGAATACGCGCAACGGAAGTCTTCCCTCCACCATCGCCATCCGCGCCATCAACCCCGCACGCAACGAAGGAGGTGCGACGTGAGTAACGCTTGCAAAATTTGGATCAAAAAAGGACGTGGTGAACCATGGCAGGAGCATGATCCTAACGGTGAACTTGTAGCTCTACGCGCTAAGGTTGAGCGGCTAGAACGCGAGAATGCCTTGCTACGGGCCTATGCATTTGAGATGGCATCAGCGATGCGTATAGCTGGAGATTCGGGATCTGCTTCTGGGGAAGCATTAGCACGCGCAGAATGCGCCCAGCTTCGACTGGTAATCGCCAAGCTCAACGCCGACATCGCGTCCGCTTGGGCCAAGAACGGAGGTGCGCTGTGAGTGATACGCCACAAACCGATGAGCGGACTTATTCAGCAGACTGTTTAGGTAAGACGTTAGTCGTAAACGCTGATTGGGCTAAACTCCTTGAACGCGAAAACGCTGCGCTAAAACAGGTGAGCGGTGAGCTTTGCGAAAAGTGCGGATGGGCCATGAAATTTCCCGCTGAACTTTGTCGTTGCGAACTAGAACGCGAAAACGCCGCGCTGCGCGAGACAGTCGAGGCACTTGGTGACGCCAATGATAGACTGACGATTGAGATCACCGAACTACGCAAGGACAGACTCTTTAAATAGTACCTAATGAGCACACAAAACCCCATCGGATCTGAAATTGTAGACGAAGCACTTAGGCTTTATCCCGATCTGCCAAGCCACCAACTTGCGCGGATGATTTACAGGGACAACCCCACCGTCTTTCCTAACCAAGAAGCGGTGCGCAATGCCATCCGTTACCGCCGTGGGGCAGCAGGGAAAGCCCACAGGGAAAAGGTTAACTTAGAAGCCCCAACCACCCCTGTACGCACCATCCCAGACTCTTGGGCGCGTGAGTGGTCTCCATTCATCATGGATGGAGTGAGTAAAGTGGCTATCCTCTCGGACATCCACGTTCCCTATCACACGCCAGAGGCCATCGAGTGCGCGGTGAAGCGTGCTAAGAAGCAGGACGTGGACGGCATCATCCTTAACGGCGACACCATCGACTGCCATAGTCTTTCACAATTCATCCGCGACCCCCGCGCTCGGTCCTTCAAGGAAGAGCGACAAACGACAAATGAGCTATTGGAGTATCTTAGGCAGGAGTTCCCCAATGCTCGCATAGTGTGGCGAGATGGCAATCATGAGGATCGTTTCAAGACCTACATGATGCAGAAGGCTCCAGAGGTGTATGACGAGAGGTTCTTCTCCATTGATAGACTGCTCAACTTTGACGACTTAGGCATCGAGTATGTCACCGACAAGCGCATCGTCATGCTGGGTGGACTAGCCGTGATGCATGGGCATGAGTTCTTCAAGGGCTTTGCGCCCCCAGTGAACCCTGCTCGCGGAGCCTACCTCAAGGCCAAGCAGAGCGTCATCGTCGGCCACCACCACCGCACCTCAGAACACACGGAAACGGCCCTAGACGGGACGATGACCACCACTTGGAGCGTAGGGTGCCTCTCGGACCTACACCCCGCTTATAGCCCATACAACAGCTACAACCATGGGTCTGCCATCGTCACCCTAGATGGCAGCTATTACGAGGTGGCTAACTACCGTATCGTTAATGGCCGCGCCCTAAACTAACGGGGCGGGTTCATCAACAGGTTAAGCTGCGCGTTAACCACAGGGGTAATCACTCGCTTCTTGCGCAGATCTTCCAAGTAGGCAGTACGCATCAGGTCATCTGGTAGCGTCTGCATCTTCTGGAAGATGAAGCGAGCACGGTCTCCATCAGCCTCATCCTGAGACAACAACAGCTTGTCCACTTCGCTAATATTCAACGCCTTGTTGCGTAGGTCTTGGCGATAGCGGTTGATTAGATTGCGGCCAATGGTTGGGTTCTCGCGAGCAGCCTTCTCTACAGCAGCTTTACGCTGATTCTCTGGCAGGCTTTCAATCTTCTCGTAGATAACGCGAGTGGGATTCTGTTCTTCCACAGCAGGAGGAACATACACTCCAGTAATTGCGCCAAGAGCAACAGAGCTTGGAATGCGGCCAGCCTTCATTAGCTCAACCAAGTCATCGTCTTCTAGCCCAATGGCCCTGCCATCAGCTACTAGTTCAGCAGCACGACTGAACGTGTTCTGATAACGCCGTTCAAAAGTGTTATAGACATCTTGAGCATCTTGCTCAGTTAGAGCACGTCGCTTGGCAGATGCGTAGGACATCTGATCCTCAGATAGATTGCGGCTAATTACAGATGCATTCAGCCGCATACGGTCGCCAATCTTAATGGTCTTCTCGCGAATACCAGCAAGGTTCTCTAGCATGATTTCCTTAACGCCGTAGGTATCGCCAGATGGGGTAACAATCTTTTCGCCATTCTTGCTTAGCGCATTAAAGAATTTATTAACTTCGCCCACCGCAAGAGGCATCATAGTTTGATCCAAAAAGTACTGCGAGCGATCAAACGTCTGTCGATAGAGGGGTTCATTCTCGCTAGAGATTGGAAGCCCATATCGATTCTTTCCACTAACCACCTGTGAAAGAGGAGCAAGCAACAGATTGGCACCAAATGCTTGGTTGCCAATGCTGGTCATAAAGTTGCTAAAGGCTTGCTCTGGGTTCTGTCCGCGCATTGCAGCCGACATAGCTTCAATAGCAGCAGAGTGTGGAAGATTGTAATTTAGGTTGGTGTACTTAAACGATCCATCGGCACCGGGGGATGAGATGGAAACAAAGCCATTCCTATCCCACTCTGGCATACGATTGCGAAGAGCCTTATCCTGCTCAGGCGTAAGGTTAGTGTTTGCCGCAACATAGCCAGCACCACCAAGCACCGCAGTCATAGACGCAATGCGTTTAGCACCAGCCGCACGCAACGCTGGATTGCTTGATGCAAGATCCCGCATTCCCAGTTTGTAGGTGTTGTACACCACACGGAATCGGTCTGCCGTATAGGCAACAAATGGATCTAGGAATCCAATGCTAGAGAAGTCCTTAAGGAATCTCGGCAATGAATCGTAGTCCTGCGTAGTTAGCTTAACGCGCTCTGCCGCTTCTTTAAGCAGGGCTTCTCTGCTTTGATTTGGGAAAGCCTTGGAAAGATCGGAAAACTCACCAGCAAGATTGAATATCTTGGATGCTGTTTCCGGCGTGGAGTAGATTTTACCAAGCTGCTGAATCCCCTTCTTGCCTTTGTCCAAAACCTCACCGGGAAGTGCAGAGGCTAACGACTTTTCTCCAGCCTCAAAGGCACGCATGAAATCGCCAAATCCTACGTTGGGCGAAACCAGTCCCTCGCGTCTAACAAACTTGAAAAACTCTGTAGCCTCTTTGTTATCAACGGTTCCGTCTGGACGAATCCAGCCTAGGTTGTAACCAGCTACTTGACCAGCACGCTTCCAGTTGTTTGTGCGGAAGAATTCCAAACCGTGCCCTTGAGCAAGCGTGTCCATCATGCCGCCCCAAAGATTTGATGCATAGCCCTTAAGAGAACCAAGGGTCTTAGGTAGCTTTACCGCCGCAGAGGCTGAAGCAATAATGCCGAAACGCTCAGCCAGTTTGCTGGTCGTTTCAGAGGTCATGCTGTTAAACGCCTCGCGAATCTCTGGCGTAGTGTACAACCCCTTAAGCGGATTGTAGTTAGACTGATCCGCCGAAAGCTCAACATCGGGAACCATGCCGTCTGCCAATGGGCGAGCATTAGTCCTAAACAAACCAGACCGTAGCCCAACAGCACGAATCTGCTTGTTCACTTCGTGAACAGCCTGAGTCTTGGTCATCATGTTAATGGTGTTACTAGCTGCATACACAGGGTCTTTGATTTCCCCAAGTAGCTCTCTAGTAACAGCATCAAGATTCTTGCGTTGCTTAAAGATGTTGGTGTTTACCTTCGACGTATCACCAATGGCAAAGGCAAACGAGTTATCACGATCAAGAAGTTGGCTAGCTTCATTGATGTACTTTTGGCGAAGCTCTGGCTCAAACTCGCTCTTGAGCTTATTGTAATACGTTTGAATATTGAAGGGCTTACCCTCAACAATCTTGTTGCGGCCAATGATGATGTTGTTCGCCATGCGGGTGCGCAGGCGTTGCTCAAGGTCTTCGCGAACTTTCGTGTCTACCCACTTGTTAAAGACCTCAGCAGATGGCTTCCAGTCGCTATTAATGGCTCGATAGGAGCGACGGATGTACTGACCTAGGTTGTCCGTAATCGTGTTGTATAGGCCAGTTCCGGCCTCAACAACACCACGATCCTGTAGGGTTTCGCTAAGCGTATCGATGGTTCCACGAACCTGAGAAACAGCATCAGCAACGGGCTTAGGAAGATTGGTGGAATGCGGCCTTCCTTCAAGCACATCAAATGCAATAGATGAGATGCGCTCACGCTCTGTCTTGTCCTTGATGCTACCAAGCGCATCCTTAAGATTGCTGATGGCAACCTCTCCCTCAAAAGCAAGGGCCGACTGTTCGCCAGCAACCCGCTTAATGACAGGCATCAATCTACCCAGCTTAGCCTCTGGAGTTAGTGATACGGCCTTACTGATTCCCTTCTCTGCGCCGCCAACAGCACCACCCATAGCACCACCAAATACGGTGGCGGTAAGAAACTCTTGGGCGGTGGGCAGGCGATTCTGGTCAACAACAGTTTTGGTAATCTCAGCCGCACCACCAAGAGCAGCACCCTGAGCAGAACGTAAGGCAAGATTGCGAGCCAATGACGTTCCAGCTTTAGCCCCAGTTCCTCCGGGAATAGCAGACAAAAGACCAGTAGCTGCTAGTTCTCCATAGGAAAACTCAGGACGTTCGCCACGCTCAATCTGTCCACGTTGGACAATGGTGTTGCCGCCAAGTCCACCAATGATTCCACCAATAGCGGCACCAATTGGAACTGATGCACCAAAGCTAGCAGGCGCAAGGGCAGCACCAATAGATGCACCAGCCGCTGCACCAGCCAAAGCTCCACCAGTTTCAATGCCTACGTCTGCGGCAATACGCGCAACCGAGGACATCTTGTCGTCCTCTGCCTGTTTAGGCTGGGCAGAGTACTGAGAAAAGATCTCCTCCAGTTCTTTTTCGGTAGGAGGAGTATCCCCAGTAAGATCAAGTGTGCGGCCAGTTTTGCTGTCGGTAACCCTGTAGGTGGGCATAGGACATTACTTTACCACCGAAATGCCAAACCTAGAAGCACCAAGTTTAGATGGCGTAGCAGGGGCAGGAACAAACTCAGTTTGCCTCGGGGTAAGCCCAAGCTCAACAGCACGATCACGAACAATGTCTTGAATCATGCGCTTGCGGCGAACGCCCGTTACAAGGTCAGCCTCTTCCGAGCCATATCGATTGTTAAGCTCAACAAGCACTTGGCGATCTTCTGGGCTGAGTCGATCTAAACCAACGCGAGCAGCAGCAGATACGAGTTGATTGTACTTACCCTCATTTGCGTACTTAAGCTGAGCGACACTAAGGGGTTTCTTTTCATCAAAGATCTTAACTGAATCTCCAAACCGCATTCCCTCAACATCGCCAAATTTAAAGTGCTCAATGTCTGCACCAAAGGTACGCTTCATTTCTCCGATTAGCTTAGGAGTTACTTGCCCACCCTTTTCAATGTAGCTAGACATAAACTCATTAAGGCGTTCATCGGGAGTTAGAGGAACGTCCAACTTTTCCTCTCGATCCTTAATCGCAACCTCAACATTGCGTTTAAGAACATCAACCCGCCTATCAAACTGAGCAAGTGCATTAGCTGCCTTCTCAAGGACTGGATCTCCAGCTTCCTTGGTTAATGGCTGACCAGCAAATCTTTCAGCAGCAGAAGCTCTCTTTTTAAGATCATTAAGCTGCGCGGTTTGATCTTCCAATACTTTCTTTTCAGAATAAAGCTGATTGGAAACATTGAGCCTATCAGTTGGCTCAAGCTGAACCATTTCAGTTTTTGAAAACGGAACAGAGGAAAGTGGATAAGACTTACTAGGGACGCCATCCTTGAGAGATTTTTCAAGTTCAAGGACTTTTTGTCGCTGTTGATTAACAAGCTGTTCCTGTTGACCAATGACTCCAAAAGCACGATCAGTCAGATACTCATACTTTCCAGTATTCATATTCTCACCCAAGAAAGCAGCAGCTCCAGCAGGAGCCTGATTGATTACAGTTTTAGCTGGAGACTCTTGCTTGTTAGCACCATACATGAACTCGCCAAGGCCAGTAAAGGTTGGTGCTTTGCTAGTTACGCTAAGCTCTGGAACCTTAACGGTGGTTTGCTTGGTCTTAGGCGTAGACGTAAACGCCTCAGTCATCGCCTTAGTATTCTTAGCTTCTTGTTCTTGTAGGTTGAGAGTATTCTGGGCAGACCGGAACTGGATAGACTGAAGTGCTCTTGTCGGAGCTTCTTTAAAAGCCTGATTGAGAGAATTTACTTCAGCAATAGCTGCAGTACGTTCCGCTTTGTTTGAGCTATTGATTCTGGTCCTGAGGTCGTCTAACTTTTTCGGGTCAACCTTGGGTGCCGTAGAATATAAAGCCTCATTACCCTTCTGGGTAGATTGCTGAATAGCGTTGCTGAGACTGACTAGCTCAGAGTTGCCCAATGCCTTCTCAAGATCCTCTTGCTCCTTTGTCTTTTGATACTTATCAATGGCACCGCCAATGCCCTTGCCAAGAGCAGCAATGCCCTGACCAATAGCCTGACTACCAGCAAGCGAACCTTGGAGGTAGGGCGTGTAGTTAATCGCGCCGAGGCTTGCGTTGATGTTTGAACCGAAGCGTGCCATAAATTAGAGGGATTTGATGCGGCTATCCATCCACTTGCGGATGAGGTTCTTGATGCGCGGTTTATCGCTGATCCACTCAGCAAAGCGTTCACCGTACATCTCGTAGAGCTTAACAAACCAGTTGGGAGCCTTAGTGTACAGCCATTCACGGAAGGCAAGCCACATGGGGTTGTGATCGCCATACACCTCGCGAGCCACCCAGCAGCCAAGCAAATTACCAATGCCTTGATAGATGCCAGCAGCGCGAGCACCTTGAGCACCAGCCCGAGCACCAAAAGTAGCAGCCTGATAGTTGCCAAGGTTGGCAGCGTTCTGGAGAGCGAGGTTAACACCAGCGTCGGGGCTAAACACCTGACCACCCATCTGAGCCATCATACCAGCCGCCATACCCTGCTGCTGCTGACCCACGCCCAGCGCACCGGACGGACGACCCAGCACCGTAGCCATTGGGTCAAACGCCGCACCATACATTCCAACGAGGTTCTGTTGGAAGGCGCGGTTAGCAGCTAGTTCGCCCTGCTGGGCCTGACCAAGAAGGCCAAGATTACCAATGTTCTGCTGCTGTTGAGCGGCTTGGAAGGCGCGATTCTGTAAAGCAGTACTAGTAGCCTGCTCGGCATTAAACAGCCCAAACTGATTGCTAGCGGCTTGGTTAGCCATAGCCGCACGAACGGCGACATCCTGATTAGATAGTTGGCCCTGAGCGGCAAGGCCAGCCCCAAACTGTGCGGCTTGGTTTACGGCACTCATGTTGGCCAAGCCAAACTGGTTTTGCGCAGCCTGATTAGCAGCAGCCTGTTGCAGGAATGCCTGCATATTGGCTAGTTGGCCTTGATTGGACGCCTCTGCTCCAAATCTACGCGACTCCTGCAACGCCTGCATATTAGCCAGTCCAAACTGATTGGACGCCGCTTGATTGGACAAGCCATACTGCCCTAGCAATGCCTGATTGGCCAAGGCAATTTGATTTTGCGCGGCTTGATTAGCCTGAGCAAATTGCGCCTCAGTTTGCGCGTTAAACTGCCCTGCCTGCATTTGCGCTGCCTGATTGGCCATGGCAAAACGAGCCATCTGATCGGCGTTAGCCAGCGAAACGGCATTCTGCGCCCCGGCACCAAACTGACCGGATTGGTTAAGTGCAGCAGCATTAGCCAAATTGATCTGGGCCTGCGTAGCCTGATTAGCCAAAGCAAACTGAGCAGCCTGCTGGGCGTTAGCCATAGCAGCAGCATTCTGTGCAGATGCGCCAAATTGACCAGCCTGATTAAGGGCACCTACGTTAATCCCAGCAGCCGCAAGCTGAGCCTGCTGATTGGCCAAGTCAAACTGGGCCATGCGCTCAGCGTTAACCATTGCCGCCTGATTGCTGGCCGTAGCCCCAAATTGTGCAGCCTGATTGCCAGCAGCCATGTTAGCCGCAGCCATCTGATTCTGTGAGGCTTGGTTAGCTTGAGCAAACTGCGCGGCCAATTGAGCCTGATTGGTTGCGGCTTGATTTGCAGCACCAGCACCAAAAAGCGCAGCCTCATTCTGAGCCGCAGCACCAAACTGAGCCGCCTGTTGCGCAGCCTGCTGGTTGGCCAGCGAAAGCTGCGTACCAACACCTTGATTAGCCAAAGCAGCCTGCAACCCAGCCTGCTGATTGGCCTGCTGGAGGGCAACATCCTGACCAAGCACTCCGGTGGCGAATCCACGACTAGCCCCAAGATCCGCAAGGTAGGCTTGGTTAAGCGCAGAAGCCTGTTGAATGTCCTGAGCCTGACGCTGGCGAACAGCATCAGCACGGCTCATTGCCTCGGCGGCAATGGCCTGATTGCTCATTTCTAGGCCGCGAGCAGCAAAAGCCTCACGGGTAGATTGCTGAGCATTACGCAGTTCCTCTGGCGACAGTTGGCCCGTAGAAGTAGCCATCTGAGCCGCACGTTGACGGAAGGTTTCGGAGGCAGACGTAGGACCAGCCTGCATTGCCTGCCCGTATAGCTGCTGTCCAAGAGCACCCTGACCCAACTGCTGCGCGGAAACGCCGCCAACCCCAGCAGCCTGCTGGCCTTGGAACCCCTGCGCCGTATACCCCTGAGAAGCAATAGTGGGGGCCGCGCCCAACATAGCAGCACTACCGCGCTCAGCCTGATAGCCCTGCTGAGCAACCATAGGCGCAGCACCAAGGAGTGGGATAGCTGCCTGAGCGGCCTGATAGCCTTGCGCCGCCACAGTAGGAGCAGCACCAAGAGACGGAGCACTAGCTTGGGTAGCAGAATACCCTTGAGCCGTAGCCTGTGGGGCTGCTCCAAGGGTGGATGCCTGCATTGTCGGTGCTGCACCAAGGAGTGAAGCCTCTGCTTGGGGAGCCGCGCCAGCCATAGTGGCCTGACCCTGCGCCGCCTCAAAACCCGTCAGACTTACAGGCGTAACCTTTTCTTGAAGAACTGCCGTACCTTCGCGAGCTTGATAGCCCTTCAGATCCACCTTGGGCATTTCGCCCAAGAGAGCGGCCTGAGCCGAGGTTGGCGCAACGTCTCCGTAGCGGATGGAATTTTTTATGGCATCCTGCAAACCACCAAAGAAGTCTGTCTTTCCGCCCATTTCCCGCGCAACCTCAAGCTGGTTGAACATCTGCGGGTTGGCCTTCATCAAGGCAGACAGGTAGCCACCGCTCTGAGACTGGAGGGCGCGAATATCCGCATCGCGTTGCGCTGCGTCAGCAATTTCCTGAGCCTTTACAAGATCAGGGGTGATCTGCTTGAGAATATCAATTGCGCCAGCCTGTCCCGGCTTGCCCTCCGTGCCGGGAACTCCGCGAAGATACTGCTCCTGCTCAGCTAGGTTAAGGGCGGTATACTGCGGACGAAACTCCTTTTCAGAAGCGAGAATCTTACCCTGCAATGCAGGGTCAGCCATTGCATTAATGTAGTCAATGGACGCCTTGCCAGGATCAACAGGCGCGGGTGCTGGAGGCGGAGCAGATATTGATGTTTTAAAGCACATTCGGATTTGAAGTAAAAATTTCGGTTTCCCAAATTGGGGCGTAGCCCAACGATTTCATAACCCCATTATACGGACTCATTTTGTTGCAAAGTACGATGTATGGAAGACCGTTAGTTTTCTCTTCCATTATAGCATCGTAAGCGTGCTTTATCTGAATGCTGTCTCTTGGCGTGATTTTCTTACTGTGGTTCCATGCCATTAGAACCGACAATACGTTCAATGAACCAGCTCCAACAATTTCGTTGTTTTTAATAACAACGTGGGTTGGGAGACCAATTCCGTCATTATCCTCGGCAGCATATTTAAGAACTAACTGCGCTTCTTCTTTGGATTTAATCCTACGAATTAATGGAACATGACTCATTGTATTAACTTGCTTCAGTAACAGAGCGGAAGGCTTGGAAGGCTTCTAGGCGTACCATGCGTAGCTTGGGTCGGCCCTTAGTCGGAACAAACTTAACTTGCATTCCGTAGGCACGGATATTGCCAATACGCCCACGCACAGAGCTATCCTCGGCAATAGGCAAATCTGACCCCAGGCTCTGCGCTAGTGAATACATCTCAACCTCTTTGTCGATGTTCTCCGAGATCATCGTGATGTCTGCATCACTTGTCTCAAAGGCAGAACTTTCAACGTGAACCTCGTAAGCGTTAAAGCTCTTGCGGCCTGAGTCGCTAAACGTGTACTGCCGAGTAACCGCCTCAGACTGAACGTAAAACAAAGTGGCATCTGCGCCGGGGTTGGTGTAGATGTAGTCAAAGCTATCCACCCGTCCGTCAATAACGTGCAAGCCTCCAAAACTGTTGATGGCGTACAGCTTGTTGATTTCACCAGCACCAGCAACGATAAGATTGCCAATATCCCATCCGTCCTGCTCGATGATGTCCAAACTTTCCCAGCCCTCATTTAAGAGATTGTAAACAAGGATGGCGTTGTTTCGCGTGCTGCCATCGAGTGGTACTGCAATCCAATAGCGATTGTCATGATAGACAGCCACCGCATTGTGTGCATACGCTGGATTGATGCGCTTGATAATCGGATCGATTGGTGCAGAAAGGGGAAGTCCTGCGCCGCGCAAGTTGTACATATCCTCAAACTGTGTTGAGTAGATGCCATTGTCTGACAAGAAGAATATCTTGTTGCCGACATTCACTACGCTGCGCCGAGCTACAAGTCCTGCCTCGCGGGTGATTTCCCTAAGGGAAATGTCGGTCAAACTACCGCTAAGACCCATCATTAGGTGGATCGAGTTGCGGTTGAAAATGACAGCGTTGTCCTCGGTGAATGGATGAACGTATTGCAGGTAGTCTGCAACACCAGCAGTAACCTTCAACTGATTGAGGATGCGGTCGTAGGTGTTGCTGTCAAAGATGTCGGACAGCAATACCTCGTCGCGCACGTTTCGGCTAGTGATGGTTTCACTACCGCTGGTTCCCGTAGTGTTGTAAAAATAGGGAACGATTAGACGCCGCTGGTGATAGACGCCCCACGCGGGGGCAGGCATATGCGTAAACCCAAGCTGGGATGGTTGCTTCTTAGCATACACCACCTTATGAGACGTAAGATCGGGAACTTCAGCGTAAAAGGTAAAGGTGTTTGCGTTTGCGACAGTAGCAACAACGTAGCCGCCTTCCTGTTCAACAAGGGTGGAGCTTCCCTTATCTACAACATAAACCCTGTCGCCAACCAACAGACCATGCGAGGTTTCGCTAACCGTTACAACACCGTCAGCAATTACCGTGTTGTTGTTTGCATCCAAGTAGGTTGTTGCCGCGTAGTCTCCATTAGCCACCTTTGTAAAAGCCGGGGTGCCGCTAAAGCTGCCATTCCACTCTAAGGCTGTAGCGCCATCGCGAAAGATGAACACTTTGTTAAATGCTTGAAGCATCTCAACATTTGTAGAGATGAAGATGCCAGCCGGATAGTTGATTGTCGTGGTAGCCTTCGTTGCCATATTTATGGCTAACGCATTGCTATACAGCGCAATAACAATATACTCGTCGCTATTGGACGCTGGATTGGAAAACAGGCAAGAGCCAAAGGCGGCATTTACTGCCGCATTCTGAAGAAGGGAGCCACCAGCCTTCGATGCACCAGTTGTTGAGTAGGTTTCGCTCCCTGTTGCGCCGATGATTTCAAAAGTGAACGTAGTGGATCCGGTAACCGTGATGTTGCGGTTGCCGTTGGGATCCACCGTTGTAAATCCTACGTCAACAATAGCTACGTTTGACGAGGAAGACCATCCATGGCTGGTAGAGGTGGTGATGGTCACCGTCGTGCCAGACCTAGTGGCAGACGAAATAGTTAGCTGGGGCCACAGATTTACGGGTAGCGGGAGTCCATTGTCTACTGCGGAAATCTTTGGGCCAAAGGTGTCTACGCCGGGGCGCGTCTGCCAAGTGCCGTCAATAGACATACGTCCATTGATAGACATGGCAAGTTCGCCGCCTTGAAGCTGATCGGGGCGCGATCTGTTATTAAAGCGGGTGAAGCCAATGTCGGCATCTTCCGACAGGGCTGTGTCTCGCTCGCCAAAGTTGCTGTAACGTGCCATAGATTGATCCCTAACCAGCGGTTAAGGTCAAACTATGATACCTTACGCCGCTTGAAAAAAACACTCACTTGCAGGGCTTACGCTTGCCGCTTTCGCATTTACGTTTTCCACAGTTCATTTTGTACTCCTTGTGTTCCATCATGTCCTCCGCA